AACACAATAATATTATGGGCAGAAAAAGCAAGCTATCACCCGAACAATGGGAAGAAATTAAAAGAAGGCACATTGTCCTTGGGGAATCTGTTAACTCGCTTGCTAAAGAATTTGGAATTGACGAAAAAGCCATTCGGAAATATATCGGACAAATCCAAAGTCCGAAGTTGTCCGAAAGTCCGAACTCGGAACAAAAAACAGTAAAGGAAGCCATCCAGGATGCCTCACTAACGGTGCTAGAAGCCCTCAAGTCAACAGGATTGCCCGAAGATGACCAAAGGATAGCTCTTGAACTTGCAAACACCATGAAAAGCGTTAAAAGCAAGCTGAGTGAGACTGCAAACAATAATTTAATCGTAGCCCTTGAGTTGTCCAAAATATCCAGGGAAGGCGTAAAGCATATAAAAAGTGAAACAGGCGTTGATGTTGATTTGCTCAAGCAATTACAAGTATTAGGAAACGTCACAAACAATTTTGCGTTCCTGGGTAATGAAGTAAACAAATCAGCCAAAGCCAAAGTAGAAGTTGATAATGACTTGGTAATTGAGGGCGGATTACCTTTGTGAAAATAATACTACCAACCCTGCATAGTGGTCAGGTCGATATATTTAAACAACGTACCAGGGCGAATATTGTCAGGTGCGGTCGGCGATGGGGAAAGACTAAACTACTGGAAACCATTGCTTGCAATTCGGCGGCGTTTGGCGAATCGGTAGGAATATTTGCTCCTGAGTACAGGCAATTGCAAGAACCTTGGGATCATATTAAGGAAATCCTGCAACCTATTATTATTTCATCCTCCAGGAGTGAGGGAACAATTAAGGTTAGGTCAGCCAACGGAAAACAAGGCAAAGTTGATTTTTGGATATTGAACGACAATGAACTAGCAGGTCGAGGGCGAGAATATAACAAAACCCTGGTTGATGAAGCGGCGTTTACGAAGTCACCTCAAATGCTTGATATTTGGCGAAAGTCGATTAAACCCACAATGTTGACCACTAAGGGCACTTCATGGGTATTTAGTACGCCCAACGGTATAGATGCCGAAAACTTCTTTTATGAGGCTTGCAACAATCCAGAAATGGGTTTTACCGAGTTTCATGCTCCAACCAGTACAAATCCTTATGTACCCGCAGATGAACTTGAAAAAGAACGCCTGGTCAATCATCCCCTGGTGTTTAAACAGGAATTTTTAGCCGAATTCGTAGATTGGTCAGGAGTTGCGTTTTTCTCGATGGACAAAATGCTTGTGGATGGCAAGCCAGTACCCTACCCCCAAAAATGCGATGGTGTTTATGCGGTGATTGATACTGCGGTGAAATCAGGCAAAGAACACGATGGAACTGCAATTATTTATATCGCAATGAATAAGTATTATGGTCATCCCCTTGTAATACTTGACTGGGATATTGTGCAAATTGACGGTGCGATGCTTGAAAATTGGATGCCAAGCGTTTTCAGCAGATTAGAAGAATTGTCCAAGGCAACCAGTTGCAAGCTAGGTGTAGTTGGCAGTTTTATTGAGGATGCGGCGGCAGGTTCAATACTACTTCAGCAGGGGCGAACCAGGGGATGGAATACTCATGCAATAGATAGTAAACTCACTTCAGTTGGAAAAGATGAACGTGCAATTAGCGTTTCTGGTCATTTTCACCAAGAAAAGATTAAAATCAGCGATTATGCGTTCGATAAGGTCGTTAATTTTAAAGGCGCAAGCAGAAATCACTTGATTACTCAGGTAACAGGCTTTAGGATTGGCGATAAAGATGCGCACAAAAGAGCAGACGATTTGCTTGACGTTTTCACTTATGGGATAGCAATTGGAGTTGGTGATAAATATGGCTACTAAAGGATAAATATGTCATACGTTACAGTAAGTAATACTGCCGTTAATTCGGAATTGATGCAGATTTTAGAAGCCAATGAAATCCAACCTGGTTCAGATATAGGCTATCAGCTATGTAAATTATTATGGGAATTTCACCCACTTGGCGGGAAATTGGTTGAGAAGCCAATCAAATTAGCCCTATCAAAGCCCCGAATCATTGCGGTGGATGCCGAACCCAAAGATATGCTTGTTGATGCGTTTAACAGGGAATGGGAAAGTCTTGGCGCAACGGCGCACATTCGTGACACCATGTATTTAAAAAGGGTTTACGGTGCATCAGCTATCGTTTACGGCGCACCCAACATTCCAACGACAGAGCCAATTGACCCTTGGAAACTCTCCGAACTTAATTTGTATTTCAACCAATTAGACCCGCTAAACTTGGCGGGTTCTATCGTTACCAACCAGAACCCCAATGCTCCAGATTTTCAAAAGCCATTACCTTACACAACTGCCGCAGGTCAACCTTATCATCCAAGCCGTTCAGTTGTGCTATTTAATGGCACTCCTATTTATTTAAGTTTTCAATCGTCAGGATTTGGTTTTACTGGTCGTTCAGTATTCCAAAGGGCTTTATACCCAATGAAGTCGTTTGTTCAGTCGATGGTGACTGATGACCTGGTGACGTTCAAGGCGGGACTATTAATTGCCAAGCAAAAACCCGCAGGTTCAATTGTTAATCGTTTGATGCAGACTGCCGCAGGTATCAAGCGCACCTATTTGCAGGAAGGTGTATCTGGCAATGTATTATCAATTGATATTGACGAAGCCATTGAAGCGTTAAATTTAACCAATACTGATACGGCGATGACAACGGCAAGAAATAATATTATTGCTAATATTGCCGCCGCCTCAGATGTTCCCGCTTTACTGTTAAAGGACGAAGCGTTCACCCAAGGATTTGGAGAAGGTACAGAAGATGCAAAAGCAATCGTCCAATACATTGATGGAATTAGGGAGGAAATGCACTCTCTTTATAAATTCTTTGACAAAATCGTTCAACATAGAGCATGGAATAAAGATTTCTTTGAAGCCGTTAAAAACAAATATCCTGAAACGTATGACAACAAAACGTATGAAGAAGCGTTTTATCATTGGCAGGAAAAATTCGATGCTTCATGGGAATCCCTCATGGAAGAACCCGAATCAGAGAAGGTCAAAGTTTCGGATATTAAATTAAAAGGTATGACCGAAATACTGCGCACGATGTTGCCAGTTATTGACCCAATGAACAGGGCAAAATTGATGGAATGGGCGCAAGATAATATTAACGAAATGCCTGATATGTTCCAAAGCCATTTGGATTTGGACATTGAGAATTTAATGGATTATGAGCCGCCTACCCCAATGCCTGAACTTAAAGAACCTGCGCCAAGGGATTAAGCATGAAATTTAAAAATATTAAAACAGGAAATATTATTAATGTTCATGAACGGCTTATGCCGCTTTTTAAGTTTGTAATTCGTTCAGACGAATATGTTTTTGTAAACGATGATTTTAAAGAACACGAACACCCAAGAGACCCAAGCGGAAAATTTACTTCTGGCGGTGGTGGTGGGGGCGCATCAGTTGAGCCTACCAAGACAGAAAAGCCAAGTTTGGAATTGTTAAAAGCGTATAACAAAGGCTTAAAAGAAATGCCAGGTTCGCCTAAGCAAAAGGAAACTTTGCAAGAAATTGAAAAGCTAAGAAGTTCTGAACCTACACCAACTGAAAAACCCGCAGAAAAAAAAGGTAGAGGATTTGAAAAAGGCGGCATTGATAAGCATGGATTTGAAAGATCACCAGGACTAACCCCAAAACAAAGGCGAGTTGAAGGAACTTTTTACAACGCCATCAGAACCAATCAGCAACAATTGATTTCTGATTATTGGCAAGCAATGAAGAAGGAAAAGTTTTTCAATACTATTGATGCTGACCAGGTTAAGAAATTAAGCCCTGCGTTCAGAAAAGATATGTCGATGGTTGGTGCAGTTCATGAGCCAAGTTCTCATTTGTCCAAAGTTATTTACAGGCAAGCATTAGAGAAAAAAGCCAGGGAAAACGACAAAACCCCAACAATGTTTACCGCAGGTGGAAGCGGTTCAGGAAAATCGGCTACTTCACCCCTTGCGGCATCCATGTTTGGATTGAAAGACGATAACTTGGTTTACGATTCGGTTATGTCAACATTCAAATCGTCCAGTCGCAAAGTTGACGAAGCACTTGATATGACAGAAGGCGATGCGGTGATTGTTTACACCAATACGCCTATTGAAAGGGCTTTAAAGTTCAATGCAATGCGTTCCAGGTCAGTATCTATTGACGTTTTAATTGAAGCGCACATGGGCGCATCTAAGACGATTCATGAAATGCACGAACACTACAAAGACAACCCAAGAGTTAAGATGCAAATTATCAATAATTTTGACGAACCGCATAATGTGCATTTGGGTACATTAGAAGGCGTATTTAAATACGACCCCGCAGTTACCAGGCAAAAATTGGAACGCCAAGCTAAAGAAATGTTTGCTAAAG